TATTCATTTGGTTTATAACCAATATAATTTACATTAGGTAAAGACTCTGCTTGTTCATATAAAGTTTGATAGTATTTATCATTATTATCATAAAAGTTTTTTCCATATACTTCTGTAGATGAATAAACATCTAAAGTAATAAGGGGATTTTTGATAAGTTGCATTGCACCTAATAAAACATTCAATCCTCTCCAAGGTGTGTTTTGATGTATTATTCTAATAGGATCTCCTTCTTTATATGTAGTAGATATAGGTTCTATTTTTTCTACACCATTTTTTATAACTACACATTTTTCAGTAGGTAAATGAAAGTAAGTTCTAAACTTTTCATAATTCCAATGACTGTTAAATACATACCAGTCGTATTTATTGTGATTAGATTTATCTTGAAACCATGGAGCCAGATTCGGTTGATCATAAGAATTCTTTTGCCAAAGAATATTTACTTTGGTAGGATGTAACGCAATTTTTTCAGGTACAGATGTACAGATTTGTACTTTATCTAGTAGACTTGCATCTACATGTTTTGTTAAAAATTCAAATTGTAATTCTGTTCCGCCTTTAGGAGTTTGGTTCATTATGTTTTTTCATAACTTTCTGTAAAATTTCTAAACCTTTCGGAGATACTTGTACTGTTACATCTTGCACTATATCTTCTCCTTCTTTCTTATCTTTAAAAACTTCACCTGTTTTTGTATTTCTGTATGTGACTACAGTTGTACAATTAATTTTTGGTAAATCATCCATTTTCATTTGATCTGTCTATTAAAGCATAACTTACAGCGCCTGTTATTTGGTTAGCTGTGCCTGCTTGTACTTTAATAACATCTCCTGCTTCTAAATTCAAGCTATCTTTAACTAAATTTTCTGTACTTTTATTGAGTTGAGCATGTCCTATTTCAACGTCTGAACCACCAGATTTTTTTAAATATAAATCAACATCAATGTTTGAAGAAGTTGCATGGCTTGCTTGAACTAATTTTACAATTGCAACAGCAGATGTAGATATAGATAAAACTGTAGTTAAGTTTGTATCGGTTAAATTAAATGTTTCGCTTTTATATTGTATGGTCATGATAAAAAGTAATTAAATGCATCTTGTTCGTTTTTTAAATCACTTTGATATGCAAAGTTTAATTGATTCTTTACAGTATCAATTGCTTCTATAATTTGTCTTTGATTAGAGGAATCGTATTCTTCTCTAGGTTCTGGTATGTATGCAGTTATCTTGGCCATTAATAATCTTGTCTTCCCCTACCTGATTTAGATGAAAACGCTCCTTCTCTACCTGATGTACTAAAACCACCTCCAGGTCCTAATCTATTTTCTCTTTTGGCTTTTTCATACACACCTCTATTTCTATCTCTCGCTCTATCTATAGTTGGTTTTTCCATTGCGGTTTGTTCTTGTCTTTTTAACTCTTTAAGTTTAGCAAGTCTTTCTTCTAATTGTTCACTTCCTCTTCCTTGATCTAATGTTTTTTGTATTCTATCTATTCTTTTTTGATAAGCTCTTTGTAAACCAAAGTTTTTATTTTGACCAAACCCTGATACCGGATTATATCCAGCCATGATTCCTGAAGCAACAGAACCTGTAGGAGTTAAACCAAATCTTGAACCATAGAAATTTTGCATAGATCTAGTTCTTGGATCGTTTCTTGGAATTAAATTAGATATTCCCTCAAATCCTCTTCTGAAAAGAGATTTATCTCCAAACGGTAAATACTGTAATAATTTTCTAATACCTGTTTGCTCTGGTGTTACGTCAAAACTTTTATCGTTGTAAATAGAGTCTATATCGTTATCCTCTGGGATACTTAAATCTAATTCTGTAATACCGCCAGATGGTTCATCATCTGTAAATTCATATTGACGACGATATATGTTTTGAAATGGTACAGAACCAGTGTAGGGCGCAGGATAATACTGTTCCCTAAAATAATTGTCTCCTATTGCATTAAAAGGTGTTGCTCCATAACCTCTACTCAATAATTCTTCAGGTGTTTCTTCTAAACCATTAATTGGTTTTCCAACACTATATAATCCATACAATTCAGGTGACATTATTTTTTTCATTATCTTCTCCCGTCCGGTTGCGCATCTAATCTTATTGTGCCATATCTCCAGGTCTCACCTGTTCCATCATTTTCTATCTTAAGTGAAACAAGTCTTCCTCTTGCACGTGTATCTACTTTATCAGTAGATGATGTAATTGTAAATGGTCCAAGAGGTGAACTAGTTGCTGTACCACTTGGATAATTATTTAATAACAAGGTAACTTTTGAATTACCAGTCAATACTTTAAAATCTGGTATAAATCGTCTAATAGACATAGTAAATTCACCATCTCCTCTAAAATCAGCTATAGGCATAGTCCCTCCTGTTATACCTCTTCTGGCTGTAATATCATAATCACCTGATTGAATATATGCATTTATAGAAGTTGTAACTCCTGCTTTTACTTGGTCACTTCCTTTTTCATGTTCATAATAAATACTAGCTCCATAAGTATTCGTAATTCCCTTTATATCAAAAGTTGGTGTAGCAGTTGAATCATAATCTGTTGCATAAGGTGCATCAAATACGCTTCTATCAATGTAAGTTGTTCTGTCTAGAGAACTTGTTGTCCAAACGTTTTCACCATAATTATATGTTACACATCTATCAATTTGTGTAGAACCTGATTTTGGATAAAACCAATTTACTTCTGTAAATAAACTATTGTGACCAGCGTATATAATTTTATTGGAACTATAATTAATTCCTAAATTATCTCCATCTGTTAAAAATACAAAGTCTTCAACAGAACAAGGAATAGATTTAACTGTACCATCAAACCTGAAAAATCCACCTGTATCTCCCATCCAATACACAGCACCTTGTGCATACACAGCTGAATGTTGACTCATACATCCACAGTTTACACCTACTTGTCTAACAGAGAATGTAAATGGTGGACCTACAAATTGAACAACATATGCGGCGGTATCTGTTAAAATTAAAACATAGTCTTTACCAGCAACAGCTGCCCGAATCTCGCTACCGGAATCTAGTCTAAATGTACCTGCAGTGTTAGTTGCTGTAGGTGTGTATGTATTTAAATCTTCTTGATTCGAGAATCTTACAAACATTGGATCTTGAGAAGTTGAATCTGTAAGATCAGTTAATGTTCCAAGATGAAATAAATGTCTATCTCTATCTGACACAATTGTCATTTTAGATTTACTTGGATTATTTCCGGTAGCAAATCCTGTTGTAGTTTGAGAAGCTCTTATGGTTCTTGGATTAGAAGCACCCGCGTTCCAAGTGTACGTTAAACCATCTGAAATAGTTGCAACTAAAACCTGTCCATAATTATCCAAAGACCATTGGCCTGGATCTAATATAACAGATGAAGTGGATCTAGGTGTTCCCCAAGTAGAAGAACCCCAAGTTGATATACCCCAACCATAACCAAATGTTTGAATAGTTGGACCAACAGTTATATATGGATCAATTGTTATTGTTCCGCCTGCTGTAACTCCAGTACCTGTTTCAGCTGAAGGCATTATAATTTCAAAACTATTTGATGATAAATTAGCTGCCTGTACTTCAAAAGAATTATTTTGAAAATCGTCTGCAGTAAAACCAGTAGTCGGGCTTCCAGGAACAGTGACTGATGAAAAAGTTACATATCTTCCTGCAGTCATACCATGACTTGTTTTGTTTATTGTAACAGTTGTTGAACTTGTAGTGGATGTATAAGTTGCGCCTGTAATAGCTGTTGCAAGAGGAGTGATATCAAAAAATTCACTACCATAGTATAAAAATAAACCTTGCGATGTACCGAGTGCTACATATTTCTCACCTGCTAAACTAGAGAAAGCATGTTGTGCTCTAACAACACCTGGTAATGTAATATTGTTTGTTGTAAGTTGTGACCAACCACCTATTTTTTCTGGTAGGCCATATCTAAATCTTACGAAGTCACCATCAGTCCACTGACCTTCAGCACCTGACTGTGTAACCTCTTTGTTGAAACCTGGTTTAAAATTAAGTTTTTGTAACATATCATGTTTTTATACAAAAATTTGTTGCCACATATGGTTGTAATACAGACATACTTGCTCCAGTAAAACCATGATTATGTGCTCCACCTCCACCAGTGCTGCCAAAAGTATAAGTTCCACTTTGAGAACCTTGATCTCCTCGTTGTGGAATTCTATCAACACCATCTCTGTGTCTAATACCTTGTTCTTGTTGATGACCTGGGTGTGTATGGGTATGTGAAGGTATTTCAGAAATTGTTAAAGTGTGGTTATCAACGCTTCCTGTTGTAGTCTGTGTAGCACTTCCACCAGTTGAACCAATAGTTTTAGTTCCAGATTTTCCTAAAGCAACATTATCTTGTAAATCAGGTAAATTAAAAGTAGTTGATCCATCACCTGTTCCATAAGTTGTTCCAATTATTGCAAATAAAGCTGCATACGTTGTTCTTGAAACAGCAGTTCCATCACAATCTAAAAATCCATCTGGGGCAGTATTACTTCCGTAAGAAATAATAGTTCCAGTTTTAACTCCTGATGCTGAATATTTTGTATTTGCGTATCCTGACATTTATTATTTCTCCTTATACGTCCAACCAATTGATGAGTTTGCATATACTAATGTAAATGCAGCACCTTCAACCGCAACTGTTAAATCAGATGCATCGTTTACTATTTTCTCACTGTTTCTATTTACAGTCAAATTATTTGTATCGAATGTGTATTTACTATCTAAAAAACTAACTTCATCACCAGCAGAAGGAGAGGCAGGTAAAGTAACTGTAACAGCTCCACCAGAAGTATCAACCAATAATTGTGCTCCTGGTTGCACAGTTTCTGATGCACTGATTGCTCGCCAAACTTTATGCTCATCAGCTTTTACACAGTTTGTACCGTCTGAATAAATAGTATAACTGTGACCTTCACATAACGCAACACCGGTTCCAGATGAAGTTTTGAATGTTAAAGTGTTTCCAGCATGGTCACAAGTATTATGAATAGTATATGTTTTTTCAATTGAATCAGGGATAGTTACATTGACATTTGCTGACAACGTACCTGTTAATTTAATAACTTCATTTTTACCATTTGACAAAGCACCATTTGAAAATGTTAAAGCTCTACTTGCATTAGTTACATTGAATGCATCATAACCGCCAATTGCTTGTTCTAATATAAGTAAATTGGTATTAGTAATCTGACCCCAAGTATTAGCATTTTCACCTGTGGTTTGTACTGTTAGCTTTAAATTGTTGGATGTGGTATTTGCCATGTTTTATTTCTCCAATTATATTGTTTTATTAGATTTATGCAGCAGTGTCAACTTCTGTCCATGGGTTAGAAGAGCCTTGATTTACCTCAGTCCACGTAGAAGAAGAGCCTTGAGGAACCTCTGTCCAAGTAGCTAAATCTCCTTGTGGTACATTACTCCATCTAACTAATGCATTTCCTACACTTGTAGATAGTGTAACTCCTGTTGTAACTACATTTGCATCTGCTTTGGTTGTAACAGAATTTAATGTAGAAGTTATTACTTGACCTGTTACAGGAACATCTGTTGATATATCAATACCTACATTTCCTTGATTAACAGTTGCTTCTTCACCGCTTGGGAATGCATTAGCATCTCCAGCAACAACTGTTCCAACAGATAGAGCAGCCGTCATTCCAATTCCAACTACTGTTGCATCAGGTGAAGGATCAGCTATTCCTAAATCAGAATTTAATATTTCTCCTGTTACAGGAATGTTTGCTGTACCTGTAGCAGTTAATGTTCCAGTGTTTCCTGTTAATACTTGACCAGTTGGAAATGCTGTAGCATTAGCAGAAGTTACAACAGAACCTAAATTAGCATTTAATATCTCACCTGTCACAGGAGCACTTGCACCTGCTCTTGCTGTAACAGATCCTAAATTAGAATTTAGTAATTGACCTGTTACAGAAACAGTTGCTGTTCCTGTAGCAGTTACTGTACCTGTATTTGTTGTAAGTGCTTGACCTGTAACCGCAACAACCGCATTAGCACCCGCTAATGAGGAAAATGGGGCTTCCGAAAATGCAGTAATCCCAAAAGCCATGATTACGCTCCTGGATCGATGATGTTACTCTTTAGGATAAATTGGTTCATGGTTTTATCCTTTTATTTCAAATGCGTTTAAAATTGTTTGTTCTCTAATTCTCCAATCAGAACTAGAATTAGTTGTTCTTCCATAAATTTTATAAGTAACTTCAGAAGTTGTATTTGGTGAGTCAAGATAACCAAAATTTGGCGACCAACTAATAGCACCACCAGAAAAATCTCTACCAGTAAATGTATCAAATATAGTTGTTTCAGTTGCACTAATTGTTTTTGTTAATTTTGTATGTGAAGATGCACCATCAGAATCATCTTGCATATATTGACCATCAAATTTTATATATATTTTATTTGATGAGGTACTTGGAGTAATTGCAAGAGATATTGCTAAAACATAACTTGTAGAATTAATTGTTGATTGTGTTGCTTCACCACTAGAAACAGTTTGAACAACAGTACCACTAGGTAAATTACTGGACGTAAGAGTAGCTACATTAGCAGCAGGTATTGTACCACTAATCGCATTCGCTCCACCTAATCTTGTTATCGCCACTTATATTACTCCTTTGGATATTTAGTCTTAACTGCATTCAAAGCTGTAAAGAATCCGCCACTTGTAGTTAGTGTACCATTATTAATGTCATGATACAATTTATCTAACTGTTCACCAAGTTCTGGGTATTCTGCAGCTCTATCTCTTTGATACTGTTTAGCATCGTAGTCTGCTTGCAGTTCTGCTTGTTTAGCAGATACTTGAGCCCATGTCCATGGTTGAGTGTCGGAAAATATAGCAGAGCCATTTTCGTCAGCTCCTGATACATACTTTACTTGTGCTTGATACTCAGCTTCGTTTGATGGCGAACCATTGATCACGAATTGAGCCTCTGCGTCAAGACCTTGTATTGCTTTTGCTATGTCTATCATATTTTCCTCCTTAATTTTATGGTAATATTTCCATTAGTGTAATTGTTGATGTAAAATAATTTCCATCTTGAACTATAAAAGCACCGCCACTATTATGCTGAATACCTTGTGTTTTATATGTGATGGCACTTGTTGAACTTGGACTGTCTAAATAATTTAAACAAGCATAACCTCTATAATTAATATTTGTGCTTGGATCTGCGTAATAAGTATAAGTTGCACCACCAGTAGGTTGAAAAATTGATGTACTATCTCTAAGTATTCTTATATCTCCACCATATCTTTGTACTCTAAACATTTGTGAAACTTGTATTAAAATTTTACTTGATGTTGAGCTAGGTGTTATTGATGCAGATAAATTTGTATCAGCATAACTTGTAGTCGAAGTGAAACTAACTTGACTAGCTGTTGTGCTTTGAACAACTTGACCAATTTTACCAAACCCTGCAGCAGTAATTACACCACTACCATTTGATGTAATGAGATTATTCCCCCCTGAATCCTGAAGCTGGTCTACTTTTAAAATACTGCTCATATTATGCTCCTATTAATTTAAATGCACCGAAATTAGTGTGTCTTATTGTTGAATCACCTTGAATATTAGAGGCACTACCATCATTAGTATCTACAAAACAAAAACCTTCTAAATAGTCTGAAGTACCATTCATATCAACAACAGTTATACAAACAGGTGTAGCACCTTCTGCCTCTTGATTTGCTGTACCTCTATCAAAATTTATTCTTGCAACTGCTATAGAAGAACCATTTTTATGAATTTGATTTTCGATATTTCTTGCTTCTCCTGTTGTGCAATCTACTGTTGTTTTTAAATATACATAATATTTTCCAGCAACTGTAGGAGTAAATCTGTAATTTGTTGAGTTGTCATAACAATTGTCTGTATCAAATATTTTTGTATTAAACAAAACTTTATCTTCTGCACCATCATTAATAGATTGACCTGAAGAAAGATTTGCTTCAAAAGCTGGAGTGTTAGACATCGCACCAGATACAGTTGTACCTGTAGGAATAGTTACAGTCTCCCCAGATTGACCAAGTGTAATAGTTCCTGATCCAGAGCTAGTTTGTATGTTTTCTACTTTTAATGTTCCGTTTGCCATTATGCTCCTATCCTAAATCCACTCCAATAACTGTCTAAATTAACGTTTTGATTATTAACATCTACATTTCCTCCACCACTGTGCCACATATAAAGTTCTAAATAATCTCCTACTGATAAATTTATCGTCATAGATTGTGCTTGTGTTTGATATTGATTGCTTGTACTTGATGCTTGATGGTATCTTCTAAAAGTTCTGTCTTGTGCACCATTTAAATACCAAGCAAAATCAACAGCATTTAGAGTACCAGCATCTCTTATTCCAACAGAATATTGCATAAAATATTTCCCAGCTTTGCCAGATGGTACTGTAAATCTGTATGAGCTAGTATCATAAGCACTATCGGTATCCCAAATTTCTGTATTAAAATTTAATTTTGTCCATGTACTACTTGGAACTGCTTGTGTGGCACTTGGTTGAACTCTGAATGAAGGAAAGCAATGTCCAGTAACCTCACCACTAGGCATAGTTATTGTAGATGTATTAGTAGAACCAATAGTTAAATTACTAGTTCCTGATACCGTATCAATTGTATTTGTCTCTAGTTTACTCATTATAAAATTACAAATGTACTCCCTGATGGAATTGTTATAGTTCCACTAACTGTTACAGGGCCAACTAGTGCTCCATTATTTGAACCTGTCATATTTATATCTGACCAGGTTTGATTATTCTTTACAAAGAAAGTTGATGATAAAGAACCTGCTGATACTGTTGAATCTGTTGGAGTTCCAATATCATACACATCACCTAACACTACACCAAAAAATGTATCTGACGATGCAGGATTTGATGTGAAAGTAATTTGTGATCCTGTGATTATAAAAGCTGACTGAGGCTCTTGGACAACTCCTGAAATAGAGATAATACAATTAGCTTCGTTACCTGGAGATATAGCAGTCCCATTGACCGTTAA